CATCTACTTGTTTAAATGCTGCTTGTGCGTAGGTAGATCCAAACTGCGACAGACTCTGCCCTCTATTGACTCTTATGTCAGCAGGATTAAATTGGGTTCTTTTTGATCTTTGATATGCCATTAACTAATAAACCTCTTATCTGATTCTGAATAATCTTTAAAATTAGGACTATTTTTTCCTACTTGTTGACCTTTATTAAATTGTAATCCACCTGCTGCTTTAGCAATACCTGTTGCTCCTTTAATGTATGCAGAATCTTTTGCTGATTTGTTTGCTGCTTTTTTAGATGCTAATTGTAATCTTGAGTCTTGTCCTTTATAAGCTAACTCAGCAAATTGTCTGCCTTCTTTTAAAGCAATAGCATTTAAATCTGTTTTTTGTATTTTACGTGCATTTTGATAAGCTGCATTTAATGACATGCTACTAGCTATACCGCTACTTTGTAATAAAGCTCTATTTGCCGCTTGTTTTTCTTGAAAAAGTTGAGATAATGAATTTCCTTTTTGTGCCGCTTCTAATGCAACTTCTCTTCTATTGTCTTTAATTTGTTGCATATCTGCATCAAAAGATGCTTGTGCTATGGCATCCGCAGACTTTTGTGCTTTTTTAGCTTGAATCATACTAGCACCTTGTCCTATTATAATTGCTGCTGTAACTGGATCACACATTAAAAATAAACCTCCGATGTTATGCCTAATACCCTCATTGGTAGTGGCGCTGTTTGCGATACTGTCAATGTTGGATCTACTTCATATCCAAGTGTATGCACTTCTTTTTTGCCTGTCAAAGATTGTAATCCAGTTGTATCATCATTAGGATTACTACCAATCAAAACTTGATTAGAATTAATTGTAACATTATATGTTGTAGATAATTCTAATATAGCTTTACCTATCTTTCTTGGTTTACCTGTTAACACACCATCTCCTAATCTAACATCTTGAGGTAAAGTTTCTACTGTAATGTCATAGTCCATACCTATATCACAAGCTGCTGCTGGTGATGGAAATGTAACTGTACCTGCTGATGTTACTACGCCACTACCATAATAGAAAAAATCTCCATCTTCTGTAGAGCCTGATGTTGCATGTACTGTTTTACCTATCTGGGTAATGCCTGTAAATACACGACTGGTTAAAAATACTAAATCAGTATTATCACTAACTGATGCTGTTACAGGACTAACTGATATTACATATTCATTAGTTGTGCCTGTAGCTGTAACACTTGTAACTGTGTGTGTTGTACCAGTTGCAGCAAATTGAAAGGTATCGCCTTGATTAGGACTAGCAGTTGCGCCATCAATAATAAATTGACTAACGCCACTTGACACAGCACCTTTGTTTTTTACTGTACCATGTGGTTGATAACTAGCTGATATAGTTTTGGTAAACGACATATCAGTTGGTATATCAAATTGTGTAGTAGCAAACTGCTCTAAATAATATGCTGTACTGCTATTAATAGTTCTTTCTACTAAAGAAAAAATAGTAGATGATAAACAAGCTATAGACTTGTAGTTACCATCGGTATTCCATTGTGTCCAACCAAATATTTTTTGTTCTTTTTGACTACTATATACACACATAGTGCCATCACCACATACTAAAAAATAAAATTGTTCAGTTCTATCTGGTAATGATGTAGCTGTTGCTGTATCAGTTGGTGTTGTAATTAAATGTGATGACTCCAGGCTAGTATTGTTACTATCAAATAATTCTGTAGTAGATGCAAAAACATAGTCTCTTATATTTTTACCATTTTTTTGCACATACAAAGTACCACCATCAAATGGTCTTGGCATACCTGCTTGTTGCACACCAAATGATGTTTGTCTTACTATCATAGAATCTGTTGGTGTTATATTCTTACCTGTTTGCGGTCTAAGAAAAAACTCAGCACCACTAGTGAATATTTCTAATACACGCCCAGCAACTATATGTCTTATTTCATTGATTTGATCTGATGCTATTTGCATTTGCAAACTTTCATCATCTAATCCTTTACCTACATCAAAATTAAAAAACGAACCTACTTTACTAGCAGTTAAATAATCAGGTGCAGATGCACTACCACCAAAATATAATCTTTGTTCATGAAAACAAACTGCTCTAGGAAAACCATTTGGCTCACTATAAAGCTGTTCATCCCATTTTCTAGTAGGTGGATGCCCTACTATCTTTACACTAGCACCACCACCATCGACTGATTCTGTTGCTGTATCACTACTACCAGCAGTATATGTAAATCTATTATCATCAACAACAGTAATAGTAAATGTACCATTTATGTTAGCTGTTGCTAATCCATTACCATCTACATCAAATATATCTTGTGCGCCTGATATAGTAATACTTGCTCCTGTAGAAAAACCATGTTGCACCATTGTTACTTCTACTACACCACTACCTTGTACACTTTTTAGTGGATTTGGATCTAATTCTATTTCAACATCATCAAGCAATGTACCTGTTACTACAGTTGCAGAGGTATAGCCTGTAATAAATATTTCTGCACCATGATAACGTACTCTGGTATTAACATAATTAGATGTCCAATAATCAGCAGATGTTGTTAATGTTACACCTGTTGTTCCTTTAGCTGTTTGATTTATATCTAATGTTATAGAATCATTAGCAAATTTAAAATAAGGCTGATAAGTTTTTTCACCGTTTACACTTACATCAAATTGAAATGCTGACAAAGTAAATGTAGTTGCACCAGTTCTTTTTAATATTCTAGGTACAAAACTTTTATGAGCAATAATCATTGTATCGCCTTGCTGAGTTACTGTTAGTTCCATTAACTCTGCTGTAGCAATACCAGTAGATGTGATAGTTTGCAATAAAGTTCCATTGCTACTGTAAATAGTTATAACTGTATTAGTAAAAAGAATTATATATTCTTGATCATCACTAAATATAAATGGTTCTAATCTGCCATTGCCTGGAGTAGTAGCACGATAGACTGTGCCTGGTCGTCTTTCAATACCACCTTGATTTAGAGTCAATACATTACGAGCTTTTTTTAATCCTTGCTCATATGCGACAACATCTACCCTAGATACAATCTTAGGATCTAGTTCGCCTCTTACAAAACTGGCTTGATGTATTCTTTGTACTGGCATCCATTAGCTCGATACTGTTGCGTTAACATTATTAAAATGAGTGCGATTTCTTCTATTGCGTATTCTGTTTACATCCATACGCTTAGTTGTCTGTGCTTGACCATCAGTTGATTTAGCTATTGCTATTTGTCCTAATGCTCTATTTCTATATAACTCAGACAAGCTGTCATTTCTTGCAATCGCACCTGCAAATAAACTTGCAAGTTCAAATACCATACATTGTTTAAAGTATGGTGGGAACTCTGCTTCACTAGCCTGGAATGTGTAATCACAAATCAATGTATCATTTGAACCTGTGTCAGCAAAAATTTTATCACCATATCTATCATAAGCAATAACATTATTGTTTACTGTTACTGTATGAATTAACAATGCATCTGCTGGTAATTGATAAGAGGCAGTAAATCTTCCTAATGGATTAGTTGCTAACTTAGTTAGTTGTACTTGTTTAGTTGCAAATCTCCAACGTATTCTAGTGATCATTGCTTCTAATGTTGATTCGTATAGTTGTCCAGCTACAGTTGATTCTGTAGTAGCTTCTTCAAAGCTAGTTATTATGTTAGCACCCACTAGCACAAGGGCTTTGTTGCATATATCAAATCTAGTTTCTGATAACATAATATCTCCTTAAAAATGATAATCAGGGAAGGGTGTAGTCGACCTTCCCTGAAGATCAATGGTACTTACGTACCGTTAGTTGTTGTAACAGTTGCCGCACCTGATGCTGACGTAACTCCTAATAAATCAAAAGTTACTGTACCACCAGTAGTTCCTGCTACTAATATCATATCGTACTGTTTCAAGTTTGCAGTTACATCATTGAAGTAACCACTACCTGCAACGGTACCAGGAGCATCTGCTGTAGTGTAATGCCAAACATTACCAGTTCCGCCACCTGCGACTAATTTTAAATTTGCTGCTGTTAAAGCCATGATTAACCTCCCTTATTCAGTAATCTGGATTTGCATGAAGCCTTCTGGATCTATTGCAACGGCCTGCATACTCATCATTGATGTTGTTAAATGACTTACCTTCTCAGGAACATAGTTTACCTCAGTCTTAACATCAGCACCTGTAGCAAGGCCGATAGCAGATTTATGGTAAGCATGACAATCTCTAGTTGTACTAGATAGTGTCAATCCTGAATGTGTGAAGAATAAGAACCCTAACCATCTCTTAGCAGTCATACCACCTGAGTAAGGTAGTTCGCTTTCGCCAACATATTCCGCTCTTGAGAATTGGTCTAGTTGTAACAAGTCAGCCCATCCAGCAGGTGATACTACAAAATATCTTTGACCATCATCTGGAACATCAGCTTCGCCAAATGTTTCATATGTTGTCAACGCTTTTGCAAGTGTCAATGCCGCAGAACCATGCGCTATGTTTGCAGAGTTTGAACCTGCATCTAATACGTCAATGATTAATTGGTCTGTTTGTCTACCTAAAGCTGCCGCAGCAGATTGAGCTAGAACTTGTCTTTCGTCTATGTTTGTTTTTAACTCATCTAGTGTATCAACATAATCACTTGCATAGAAATCAGCTAGTGTTACATCGACTGTGCTGTGAGCAATATCCATTGTTGGAACTTCAGCATGACGATTTTTAGTAACGGCTGTACCTTTCCCTACTTTTTGGAAACGAGCTTGGCTACCTTTTACATTTTTTGTCTGCCTTACAGTATTCGCTAATTTAGAACCCATACGTTGATATGCCATATGAACTTCTGCTTCAAACTGTTTAATAAAGGCAGTTGATATTGATGTACTCATCTTTTATCTCCTGTTCAATTAAATTAAAATTTCACAGTTGTCCTTTATCCTTCAATTCGGTTGTCCATTTAGGGCCTATTTCCGACATAATGGGCTGTATATCTATATCTACCTTTGGTAGATGCTTATAAAAGTAATACATTTCTATGTCATTTACAAGCATTGGTTGCTCTGCAAAGGTATATTTTTGCCATTTTAACCATTTTATACTGCGTTTATGCTCATTTATTATAAAATTAAACAAAAAAGTATAGTGAGATTCTAAGTATGTAAGCCATCTTATATTGCCTTGTAAAAAAAATCTTTTGTGTTTATGTAATAAATCACTAGCTAAAAACCATACGGCTGCTTTATATGGATTTGTTTTGCTAACAGGCATTGCTCCCCATATTGCTACTACTTCATCTGTATCTTTTTCAAAAATAGTAAAGCTATGTGTATTTGGTCTGTTATATCTAAATGGATTAATGAGGGCAGTAAGCGGATCTACCCCCATTACAGCTAGTTCATATTTATCTAACTGTTGTAGATTTGGTGCTAATCTAAAACAATCATCAGGGATTGTTTTTTCTACATATAGCATTATTTCGTTAACATTCTAAATGCTGCATCTACTTTTGCTACATATGCCTCATCTCTAAAACGAGGATCATAATATCTTTTGTCTGTCATCATTGCTCTAGCATCTGCCATTGTAAGTTGTTTTTCAGGCTGTGAATATTGCTCTGATCTTACACCTGATCTACCCATTTCCATCATTCTTTCAAGTGCTTGTATACCTTGTGCAGATGTTCCTAATGAATATTGAATAGCTTCAAATTCTTCTGGTGGAAAATTCTTACCAGCCCAAGCATTAACAGCTTCTACTCTTGAAGCTGCATTTTCACCTAATGCGTTCATTTCTGCATCAATGTCAGGTTGTTGCGACTGCATCATTTCTACATAAGTATTAATACCAGCATCATATTCCTCTTGTGTAAATCCATTTTCTTTGGCAATACCACCCCACCATTCTGTCATTGGATTTTCATTAACCATTTCTTCAGTAATGCCTTCTGGTAAAGCAGGTAACTCATACGCTTCTGGTACATTTTCTGCATGTTCATTAGCAAGTTCTTCTATTAACTTTTCTTTAATAGTTTCTTCTTTACCACCAACATAAGTCTCAAGTTGTGTATATGACTTCGCCATTTCATCAGCATCAACCTTGCCTTCTTTCCAAAACTTTTCAGGTATATGCTCTGGTCGTTCTTCTTGAGGTACTTCATTTTCAGGTACTTCATCTAGTATTTCTTGCTCTGTAATTTCTTCAGCCATTGTTACTGTCCTCCACTATTTTTTGTGATTGTCCTTTGTTGCTTCTGCGTTGTATTAAACCTACAACATAGCGTTGTCCTTCTATATGTCGTAGTTGATGATCAGATACTTCTGGTCCTGCTACGGTTTCAATTGTAATTGACCTTAAATAATTTAAAAATGTTTTACCTGCATCTGATGTGAATAATGCTCTTGCTACTGCGTTAAGTGCTTCTTCTTGGTCTGGCGTTCTTTCCATACCATCAAGCCCTATTAACGTTTTGACTTTCTTTTCTGCCATGCTACACCTCATGTTGTTACAAATGTTTCACATGAAACATTGAGGAAGCAAAGGTACTTTCATCATTAACTGTTGTGGGGGTTAAATGTGCTTTACTTCCCACTACGATAGTATTAAATTGTTACCGAAAGTCAAGGACTTATTGAGATAATTCTTCTGGCACTTCTATACCACCTGATGCATTTTGCATCTGTTGCATCTGTTGCATTTGTTGCATTTGTTGCATCATGGTTGCCATTTCTTCTTTTGATCTAATTAGTTCTTCAGGTATACCTAATTTTTTGGCTATAAATTTAGCAACCTCATCTTGTTTAATCATGGCATTTAGTAATTGTGGCCCTACTCTGCCTTGTATTAAACCTAAGAATCTATCTATGTTTACTACATCTGATTGATATTGTGCTTGTGCCAATGGACTACTTGATTTAATTTGTACTTCTCTGCCGTTAACAACTGGCACATCTATACGACCTTGTTTTTTTAAGATATAAATTACTCTTGCAAGTACAGGATTAACTAACTCTGCTTGTAATCTGCCAAACGCAGCACCTATTTGCCTGGACAAGTCTGCTTGTCTTTCTGCTACTTCTGTTGCAGACATAGGAGTTTTTTCATTTGGATTACCTAACATGTCATTGTATAACGCTTTTTTAATATTCGTTCTCATATCTCGTAACACAAGATCCGATACATTAAAATTACCTGCTTGTGCAATAGGCTGTAAGCCTGCGCTACCTGCTGCTTTCGGAATTACTGTACCTGGAATAAGTGCAATGTTGTCAACATTAATGACTCCATCATCTTCCACTTGATACATACCAGATATACTCATTTGTGCGTTTTCTAATATTAGTTCAACAACTAAATTAGACGTTTTTATTGCAGGCAACGCAAACTGTAATGGACCTCTGCCATATGTTTCTCCTGAACATTTAGACCATCTGTATACAATGTATGGATTACTACCTAATCCTTTATATTCTTCATCATATACTTTGTGTTCATATTCTTCTGCTATAGCACAAAAAATATTTACTTCTTCTTTTGTTTCAGAATAATCACGATACACAGATTCAACTATCTTAATTTCCTTGTCGGGATTGGCTTCCATATCCATAGCCATTTTGTCATTTAAGATTGGTTTACTATATGCAAACATAAGTTCTTTTAATTTCATTTTGCGTGTACGATAAACTGCATCTACTCTATCATCATGACCACTTGTCAAACATACTTGTGGTAATGGAATAGCTTTAAATCTTATTGGTTGAACCGCATCGCCTTCTTCAACTAATAAAACTCCTGTTCCTAAAGCTATATCTAAAAATGTTTCATGTACTTCTTGTGAGAAGTTTGAGTTTTGCAATACTTCAAATACATATTCAGTTATTTCATCTAATGCTAAGTTAGTTTCTTTTTGTTGTTCTTTTGGTACTTCTGTACCTGCTACAAACTCAGCCCATCTTGCATAGTTAGGCACAATACCTGACTGCAATCTACTGGCAAACTCTTGTACGCCTACTACAGCAGTCTCATCAAAGATATGATCAGTTCTTCTTCGGCCTGGAGTTTCTGCAAAAAATGATTCTCTTTGTGGTAAAGCATATTCATAACATTCTTCAAAAACAGATGTCCATTGATCTTTAATAGTTTTAGCATGTTTGTATCTAGCTAATATTTTTTTAACTGGATCTTGTATTTGTTGTACATTTGCTTGTGGTGCAGATTCAATCATTTATGCTCCTAAAATACTTTTGCTTTTATATTGATCTTGTAATTCAAAACCACTACCACCTTTTCTTTTTCCTGTTAACAGACTTCTACGCCCTCGTCTACCTGCTGCAATAGCCATTGACATTTCTGCTTGTTCAGCTTTTATTTGTTCAGCAGTTCGTCTTTCTTCTTTTAATGCTTCTGCACTTCTACGCCTTGATGCTTCTCTTGCATCTAATTCTTCTTGAGATGGTCCAGGTATTTTTGAACTAGGTCCGCACATTATCTGTTTCTCCTATCATGAATATTACGCTTTGGCTTCACAGTATAAACATCAAAAGCTCGTTTTGCTACAAAAGGTTTACTTGTCTTTCCTCCAAGCACTAAACTTCTCCCTTCTCCTGCACCTAACAATAAATACTGTAAGGCATCATGTATGTGTGAAAACCTATTCTTGTTTGG